TACACCTTTAAAAGTTTATAAATATTAATAGATAATTTTTGGAGATAAAAATGGCAGAACAAGAAGTTCAACAAAATTTTAAAACAGTAGATATTATAGATTATTCGATGAAAAGTAGTCCTACACAAGTTCACGATGCATTTGATCAGATAATTACAAGTAAAGTAATAGATGGATTGGAAACCAGAAAACGAGAAGTTTCTGCCAGAATGTTTTCGGACAAAGAAGAAATTCCAGTTGAAGAACCAGAAGTAGAGATTCAGGCTGAACCAGAACCAGAAACAACGGAGACACAATGAAACTATTAGCCGCAAAGACTGCCACAACTGCTACAAATTTGGGATTGGGTAAAGCAACGGCGGTTGCGGTTTACGCATCAGCGATTACAATTATTTCAGTAGTTAAAAATGATGGAACTGAAGGAGGAACCAATGGAACAGTTCAAGGTTCTGTTACTTTGCCTGCAGCTTCATTAACCGTTATTCATAAAGAATCGGATCAATTTTTATTGGCAAATGTAACAAATGGAACATATTCCAAAATTGCAGATGGTGGCCCGAGTAGATAATAATGAAAACATACAAAGAGTTTAGAAAATCAATAGGTTTTCCTGTTAAAGAGAAGAAAGTAGAAGAGGCAATTCGGTCAGAAAAACCTTTGGCGGAAGATGTTGTAGATCAATTAAGATCAGTTGTAAAAAAGAAAAAAGAAGCAGATATTAAGTTTAAAAGCGGTACATCGGTTCCAATTGACCCCGAATCCGCAAAAACTATTTTGAAAACCTTTGACACACTAAATAGTTCTAACAAGAAAAAAATGCAAGATAACATGAATAAAGATACAAAATCTTTCTTAAAAATCTTGGATTTTGCATTCAGTAACGCAAAATAGGATAGACAAATGAAACTTATATGCGAATTACAAGAATCTGTAGAGTATGAATTAATCGAAGAAGGTGCTAAACCCAAACAGTACTTCATTGAAGGTATCTTCATGCAGTCTGAAAAGAAGAATAAAAATGGTAGAGTATATCCTTTAGATGTTCTTGAAAATGAAGTAAAAAGATATGTCAACGAATATGTTACACCAAAACGTGCATTTGGAGAACTTGGACACCCTGACGGCCCGACAGTTAATTTAGATCGTGCATCGCATATGATTACTTCTTTAGTTAAAGAAGGTAAGAATTTTGTTGGGCGTGCAAAAGTTTTAAATACACCAAATGGACAAATTGTTAAGTGTTTGATTGATGAGGGTGCAAGACTAGGTGTTTCTTCAAGAGGAATGGGAACATTAAAACCAGATGCAAAGAACTCTCAGATTGTACAAAAAGATTTTTATCTTGCAACCGCAGCAGATATTGTTGCAGATCCATCCGCACCTAATGCTTTCGTAGAAGGTATTATGGAAGGAAGAGAATGGATTTGGGATAATGGACTTTTGCGTGAACAAGATATAAAACGGGCAAAGAATAATATTCTAAAAGCCTCTTCCAGAAAACTTGAGGAAGTAAAAATAAACGAGTTTAAAAATTTATTATCAAAGTTGTGATATTATAAATATTACTACAGTAAACGAAATATACCATTAACTATTAGGAGTATCAAGTTCTATGGAAAATACAACTCAAGAAGAAATTCTGGAAGAAACTGAGCAAGAAGGACTTGTTGAAGCTCCAGAACAAATTGAAGAAGAAGAAAAAGAAGAAATTGTTGCAGAAGCACCCAAAGCAAAAGTCAAAGAAGACGATGACGAAGACGAAGATGATGATGACGAAGAAGAGGAAGAAGAGCAAGTAAAGAAAGAGGAATATAAAGTTCCTTCTACTAAATCTGCTATGATCAAAGCCCTTTTCGATAAAGTCAATGGTCTGAAAAAAGAAGAAGTTTCTGCCAAATGGAAAGATCTTATGGATGTTGCAGAAGCAGAAGATCTTGGGGGCCCAACACCAGATGATTCTGATCCAGAAAAAGATGAAGTTGGTAAAAAGAAAAAGAAAATTAAAATTTCTATGCCTGAAATTAATGTAAAAGAAGATATCGATGCATTAGTAGATGGTGAAGAACTTTCAGAAGAGTTTAAGACCAAAGCTTCTACTATCTTTGAAGCCGCAGTTCATCAGAAAGTAATGGAAATTGCAACAGGAAAGATTGACGAACTTGAAAAAGAGTATCAGTCAGATCTTCAAGAAGAGATTGTTTCATTCCGTGACGAATTGACTGAAAAAGTCGATGGTTATCTCAACTACGTAGTTGAAGAGTGGATGAAAGAGAACGAACTTGCGCTTGATAGTTCATTGAAGAGTGAACTTACTGAAGAGTTCATAGGTGGACTTAAAAATCTCTTTACCGAACATTATATCGAAGTTCCAGACGAAAAAGTTGACATCGTTGAAAGCCTGTACGACAAGGTGGAAGAACTTGAAGGAAAATTGAACTCTCAAATCGATGACAACGTTCAAGTTACAAGTGAACTTAACGAATATCGTAAGGACAAGATCTTAGAAGAAGTTTGTGAAGACCTTGCAGACACACAATCTGAAAAGATGAAATCTCTCGTAGAGGGTGTTTCTTACGAAGATGACAAAGACGATTTTGAGAATAAAGTTAAGACGATTAAGGAAAGTTATTTCCCAAATCAAACAAAACAGGATGAAAATGTTGAACAGGAAAGTGATGGATCATCTGATGGAGAAGAAGTTTCTGACCCTAAGTTGAACAACATCATGGAAGCATATAGTAAAGCTATTGCTCGTAATTAATAATAATTTTTAAGTTTTTTTAACAATATAAGGAGTTTAAAAAATGCAACTCTCAGAAACAATTAATAAGAAGTGGGCTCCAGTTTTGGATCATCCAGATCTTCCTAAGATCAGTGATTCATATCGTAGAGCAGTCACTGCTTTATGTCTTGAAAATACTGAATCTCAGTATGCTCAAGATCAACAAGGTAGTGGACTCTTGACAGAGGCAACCCCTACTACTGTAATGGGATTAACATCCACTAACCCATCTTTAGGTGGTGTAGCTGGTGGTTCAGTCCAAGTTAGTGCCGATTTTGCAGATCCAGTTTTGATCTCAATGGTTCGGCGTGCAATGCCTCAACTCGTAGCATACGATGTTTGTGGTGTACAACCAATGTCCGGCCCAACTGGATTGATCTTTGCTCTCAAGAGTCGAGTCAATTCTATGTCAGGTGCGGAAATGCCTGGAGTCAATGCTGACACCGTTGCAAGTGAATCTGGTACGCCAGGACACGCATCGGGTGACTTAGTTAAGACGCCTGGTCTTTTGATCACAGCAGCTGATGGTACTGCACAAACTGGTAACGAATATTCCGCATCAAGTGCTCTGGAAACAGACGGTGGTGAGGGTGATGTTGCTGGTGAAATGTCCTTCTCAATTGAGAAGATTTCAATCGCCGCTGGTACACGTGCCCTGAAAGGTTCCTATTCAATGGAACTCGCACAGGATTTACGTGCAGTTCATGGTCTGGATGCAGAAGCAGAACTTGCTAACATTCTGTCTATGGAAATTCTTGCAGAAATCAACCGAGAAGTAATTCGTAAGATTTACATCAACGCTGCTGCAGGAGCTCAAGTCGGTACAACTACTGCTGGTCTGTTTGACCTTGATACCGATTCCAATGGTCGTTGGATGGTTGAGAAATTCAAAGGTCTGATGATGCAGATTGAAAAAGATGCAAACCAGATTGGTAAAGACACACGAAGAGGAAAAGGAAACATTCTGATGACTTCATCTGATGTTGCTTCTGCCCTTCAGATGGCAGGTATTTTGGATTATGCTCCTGCAATGAGCACAGATCTGAATACAGATACTTCATCTTCAACTTTTGCCGGAGTTCTTAACGGACGCTATAAAGTATATGTTGATCCATATGCTGATGCAAATGCACAAGAATTTTATTGTGTAGGTTACAAAGGTGATTCACCGATGGATGCTGGTATATTCTATTGCCCATACGTTCCGTTGCAAATGGTTCGTGCGGTTGATAGTTCTAGTTTTCAACCACAGATTGCTTTCAAAACACGTTATGGTCTAGTTGCAAACCCATTTGCAGAAAATGCAAGTGCTTCAACTGGTCGTATGACAGGTGTTCTTGGAACTAATCCTCACCTGAATGTATATTACAGAAAAGCTGCAATTACCAACTTGATGTAATTCTTGACCTACATATAGTAGGATTTCTGAAAGGGAGTGGAGAAATCTACTCCCTTTTTTTATTTGTAGTGATAATTTTCCAGTGAGGCCGCAATGATCATAGTGATAGGAAATGGTCAATCAAAATCTGTTTCGGATTTCAATCTTTTCAAAAAACATACAACATATGGTTGTGATTTAATTTATCGCAAATTCGTACCAGACCATTTAGTTTGTCAAGATATCGATGCACAATTAGAATTGATAACCAATGATCTGACGAAAAAATATAAGTGTTATTTTAGAGGATTTGATCTAATTCCAAGTATGCACTATGACATGCTTAAACAGACAACCGATAAAAAATATAAAATCGGAGAGAATCAACCAAAAACAGACAATTTCATTCAATTTGCACATGAAGGGGTTATGTATTTCATTTGGATTGACCCATCTGATCCAACTGAAAATGTTGCTTGGTGGTCAGATACTACATTTGAAGAATGGGTTACTGATACAGTTGCACTCCGTTTGGCCGCTCAACAAAATCCTAGTGAAACATTTTTTTATTGTGTGGGATTTGATTATTATCATGATCAAACAAAAGATGGTATATTTCTTGGGTCTTCCATTACCGAATTTCATGATGAAAAACAAGATTCTTGGATTGGACAACACAAACACATAGAAGAAGAATACCCAAATTCTAAATTTATTTTTGTTGGAAAAGATATGGATTATGGCGAGTTTGAAAATCTGTTGAATAAATAGTATAGAAGGACTAAAAAGGAAATCATGGCCGCAGGAAGTACAGTACCAGACAATTTAAATTATCTTTCAAATATCAGTTTTCGACTGACAATGCAAGATGCACCAAATTTAACTTGGTTTTGTCAGGCAATAAATGTGCCTGGTGTATCAATTGAAGGAATAGATGTATTTACACCATATGTAACTATGCCTTTTGCCGGAAATAAAGTTAATTTTGAAGAACTATCTGTCAGATTTATTGTTGATGAACACATGAAAAATTGGATAGAAATTTATGATCGTATAATTGCATTGGGTTTGGCAGAAGGGGGTGAAAATTATCGTTTACTCAAA